GCAAGAATTTATCAGGTAGTTTAGACGAACTACCAAAACCAAAATTTACACGCTCTGTGAAGGGCAAACCTTATTGATTTTTTTGGCATTAAGCGTGCCATTTTAAATCTTCAAGGGTGTAAAATAAATACAAGTTTTACACATGTATTTATTTATTATTTACACCTTTGGACATTACAAACCTCCGGGGAATCCTACTAGATTTGCACCGATACCAAAACCGGCACCAGAACGTGCAGTTACACCAATACTTGGAATATAAGTATCCAAAATACTAAAGGTGGCTGCGGCAGTTAATGCAAGTAAAACGATTTCATCAATCTTTAAAGATTGTTTTGGAATAGCATATGCGGCAATAGCAACCATTAAACCTTCAACAAGGTATTTAATAACTCTTTTGACAAGTTCGGCAATATCAAACATTTATAATAAATGATAAGAAAAAAATAAAAATAAAAAATAATTAATTTATAAAATAAAAACTTAAATGAATTTATACAAAATAAAATATAATGAGTGCCCCAAATAGTAGTTTTGAACGAAAAATGGATTTATCGGGAAAACCTAATCCTAAATATGTTGATTTATTAGAAGAAGATAAACCAATTGCTGGACAAAAATTTGTTTGTGTGTCTTTTGTTTCTCCTGATAAAATTCTTAAACAAAAAGAAATATTTTTATTTGAAGAGTTCCTAAAGAAGTGGGACTTTTCTAAGTCAATGGAAAAGTTTCATCAATTTTTAAATTTCGTGTCTTACAAGTATAAATTAGTATTTGATGATGTTACTAAAGATTTTCAAGAGTTTATCAAAGAAGAATATGATAATTTGATAAAAAGTAATATGGAAGATGACTATAAAACATTTTTAGATCAAAATGAGGAAGAACTTGAAAATGCATTTAATGTCAAACACAATTTTCAAACATGCACACGAGGAATCAAAGTTAGAGGCGTATACCCAACCATGGAAGAGGCTGAATTACGTTGTAAGATGTTGCGCGAATTAGATCCTAATCATGATGTTTTTGTTGGTCCAGTTGGCTTATGGATGCCTTGGGATCCAGAGGCTTATAAAACCGGACGCGTTGAGTATATGGAAGAAGAATTGAACCAACTCATGCATCAAAAGACCAAGAATGAAGATTTTGCTAAAACTGCATTTGAACAACGTGTGAAAGAGGCAAAGAAAAATGCTATTGAAGAAAATATTCGTAAAGCAGAAACGACCGGTGCTTCTTTGACTCAAACCATAGATGAAGAAGGTAACTTGATTGGCGTAAATAATATGAATACACAAGAAACACTTTTGAAAGAACAAGACGTGATTTCATCTGCTGATATTCGTAAAGAATTATTTGAAGGCGATAATATTGTTACTGGAAAAACTGATAATGGACAGAGTGAATTGATAAGTGGACCATTTGCAAATAAGAAAAAGGATGAGTAGTTAAGTATTCAAATAAGTAAAAATCATAATAATAATTTATATTTATAAAATAAATGTATGTTTATTTTGAACCACAAGGAGGATTTAACGATATATTATGTTGTGTAAAAGAATGTTTAGAATATTGTAAAAAACATAATAGAATACTTTTAGTTAATGGAATGAGAACATGTTACAAAATTAATTTTTCAGAATATTTTTTCCTTAAAGAAGATATAAATATTATTTTAGACACAACCCAAATTAAAAATATTTGTCTCAATCCAGAATATACAATTTATCCAAATGAGTTTCAACAAGAAATGCTTGATTTTTTAGACGATAAGGTCGTGTTTGACTATATTCCAGACTCACGTGGCAACTATAGGTATAAAAATAAAATACTTGGGTTTCCAGAAGATGATAGAAACGAAGATATTATTATTATTGTTAATTGTGGAGGGGGGGATGGTTATTCTATGTTTAAACAGTTAAATTTTTATAATTTCATAACTGATACATTCTATGAAAGATATAATAAATTAAATAAACCATATTTATGTGTTTATATTCGTAATACAGATCATAGATGTGACTATGTTACATTTTTTGGTCAACATGAACAACAAATTAGGTCATTTAATGAAATTTATATAGCGACAGATGATGTAAATGCAATAAAATTTTACATAAACAATGGTTTACAAGTTAAAAATTTTACTACTTTCCCAGAAAAAGAAGAATATAGTTTACATACATCAAGTATAAATTCACATACTAAGTTTATAGACATGTTATGTGATCTTTTAATAATAAGTCGTTCTCATACAATTATGTCAAACTCAAAAGGTTGTTATATTTTATTGGCTAGGGCAATTAAAAATGGTTATTGGTCATGGTAAAATACGTAAGTTAAGTATTTTATGTGAAAGTTAAATATATTTAGAAATGAAAAATATTTCTAAATATAATATATACATGCAAAATAAAACAGTTTCAATTCTTGCAACACATAACGCAAGAATTCGTTGTATGTTGGATATTTTTTTTAAAGTAGAAAATGAAATTCGTATGAAAAATTGCGCAATATTGCGTTTTGTTGTTACTCGCGATAATGTTTCCATTGAAATGGTTTACGGAGGAGAACTAGACCCAAAGGAAAATAAAGCCGGGCGGGATTATTATATTGCAAACGAAAGAGAGAAAACACCAAACTCTCTTGTTGGAGAAGTCATTTTTCCAAAAAAAATGTTTCCATTTGGACAGTTAGGTATTACAAGCGACGCGAATATTAAAGAATTATTCACTTTATTTGACACGTATGTTTTTTATATAGTGCGTCATGGACAAGGAGTTCATAATTTATCCGGTGCAACGCATATGATTTTAGATACTGATGTTACACCTTTGGGTAGAGAACAAGCAGAAAGAGCCGGACAAAAACTTTGTGAAATAATGAAACAAAATGATGAAAACTATTCAAGTTTTACTTTTGCTTCTGACTTAGTTAGAACACGACAAACAATCTTGGGATTATATAAAGGAATAATGGAAGTAGACCCAAAATTTATTTTTCCAAAAACAATTATTATATTATCTTGTGCACACGAACTGAAATATTCAAAAAATGGAAACTGTGACAAAAATGCATCTCTTTTAAAAATAGGAACGAGAGAAAACGATCCAAAGTGTTCAAATTTTTCATTGTTACCTCAAAATAAAATATCTAATCCTAATTCTGAATGTAACCAATTACATTTTAATAATATGGATATTAAAGTAGACTGGTCTCACTATTTAAGACACAATAATAATAAAATGAGAGGAATGAATTGTTCAGTTACAAATATGATTCAAATCGCTATGAATGTAATTAAATATAGTTTGTTGGATAGATATAATAATATGTCGGGGAGAGATGATAATGAAGAAGTTGACAGAATTAGTATATATACAAATGATTATCAAAGAATAGGAAAAGGAGGCAAAAGAAAAACTAGAAAGTATAAAAAGACAAAGGGTAAAAAGCGATTTACTGGTCGTAGAAAAACAAGGCGTTATAAAAACTCTGGAAAATAATTTTTTTCATAAGTTATATAAATTATGAAAAATACTAAACATCTTTTGTTGATTGTAATTGTAACATTCGCCGTTTTTGGTTTTGTTGCATTTAAGAGTGTAGAAGGCTACCGTGGAGGCGGAGGTGGTGGCGGTGGACGCGGAGGTGGGGGTGGAGGTCACGGAGGTGGTGGAGGACATGGGCATGGCGGATATGGAGGACACGGACATGGAGGATATGGCCGAGGACGCGGTTATTATGGAGGATATGGGGGTTACTATGGTTCCACAAGTTATGCGGTGAATCCATTATATTTAGATTATTATGGAGGATATAATCCAAATTATTATTACTTATATGATGACGCTGATTATTATTTAGTAAAAAGACCTCGCGGTGAATATATTCTTGATATATAAATGAATTTAACTTAAATATATATTATTAATATATTTAAGTGTATAAAAATGACCTACACAAGAATAAGCGATAGAGAACCAAAACAACTTTTTTTAGATGAAAAGAAAACAAGTATGAATTTAATTGTTCATGGACAAGGAGTATTTATTTTTCAAAATCAAGATAATACAAAAAGTTCTTGTTTTCAGTTATACAATAAAGACAGTAAAAACGGATTAAAAGTAGAATTTAATGTAGATTCAGTATTAGTAAGTAAAATACCAAGTAACGAACCATTCATTGATGATAAAAACCATAAGGGTTTAGTAAATAAAAAAGGTTCATATTACTGGTTTAGTCTTGACTCTCAAAATCAACGGTTACAAGCGGGTGTAGGGGAACCTCGCAATGAAAATGTCATTTATACCTATAAGTTTTTAAGTTCAGATAAAACACTTTGGGAAACAAACAAGAGCTTTTTAGAGAGTTTGGTTCTTGTTAACGCAGTTGATAAAAATATAAAACCAATGAAATTATTAAAAGATCCAATTACTAGAAATGTTCCTTTACTTGTTAAAAATACGGATGAGTTAACAATGAATGATATTGCAAATAACACATACTTGCCCAAATGTCATTTGTCTCCGGTAGCCCAACAATTATTTGACTGTATTTCTGCTAAAAGTTTTGTCTTGAATGACGCAGATTTTCCAGACTTTTCTAAAGCAATTGAGTATAGTATTGCAACTCCCGGATTGTGGTGTTATGAAAAGTTAAAAGACAAAAGTAATGAATTTAATAAGGACGACCCAAATATCTTGGAAACCTACTTGCGAATTACACTGAATGAAAACAATGGTGAGTCTCCCGGAATACCTTATGTAATGGAAATATGGCCAGTTGGTCATTATTCACCGATACATAATCATGGTGGGTCCAGTGCCGTAGTTCGTGTATTGAATGGAAAAATAAATGTAAAGTTATATCCTTTTTTATCTTATGATGACAAAGATGGAGTTGAACCTTTTAAGGAAGTTCAAGTAATAAAAGATGAAGTTACGTGGATTAGTCCATCACTAAATCAAATTCATCAGTTACATAATTTAGAGTCCAGTAAAGATACGTGTATCACCATACAATGTTATATGTATGAAAATGATGATAAAAAACATTATGATTATTTTGACTATATTGATAATAAAGGTAAAAAACAAAATTACGAACCAGATTCAGATATGGATTTTATTTTATTCAAAGAAACAATGAAACAAGAGTGGGAGAGTCGTAACAATGTAGTTAAAAGTATGACAATCAAAAGATTGACTAGTATATTTTCATCTTGTGGAAAGGAGTAAATTTATTGTTGTGTTCATGTAATTATTATTTATATTTTGTAATAAATAATAATTTGTTGATTTGTAATTTACCACTTCGTCTTTTTCACGCTAATTTTAGGTCCTTGTCCTCTTTTCTTCACATTATTTGGGTCATATTTCTCATCTTCTTCATCAGAATGCATATCTTTAGATAAATCCCAGAACTCTTTGCTACCTAATTTAAAATCGTTGTGTGAATCCGCCTTATACCACATCACTTGGTCGTGTAGTTTATTAGACTTTGAATTGTTATTAATTACTAAACACTCGTAATTTTCCGTGCATTGATCCATGACTTGACAAAAAGACTCAAAAGTTGGAAACATACCAGCGTAGTTATCATAAATTCTTTTACGATTTGCAATATATGGTTCTCTCAATATAAAAACGTAATCTATATTGGTGCGGAGAGTTGGGGGTATTCCTAATGGATACTGCATAGTAATGATCAACATTATCT